CCAGGCTTATGGTAGTCATTCGGTAAATGTGCTGAATGCCGATCGTACGGATCGGTATGGTGATGGACGTTACCGGGGCTTTTGTAGCGCGCAGGACGCCACTTTGTACCGTTATGGATTTTACAAGATGGTTGTTCCTGTGGTCAAGTACATGGAGACATGGAAGAAGAGCGCGTATCTTCATTGTTCGGATGATATTCTCTTCTTTGTGCCGTTGGGACGGCACAATTCATTAAGTTTCAAGCTGGACTGTAAGCACTTTGACTTGGGGCAGTGTAGTGAGGTGCTTGCCCCTGTGATAGGGGTGATGCGAGAATACATGGAATATATTGATGTGGTTGGTGCCCGCATTTGGGCGTCGTACTACACTGAGCGAAATATATTGATTGGTCAGGTTAATGTATCCACGAGGGACACCGGTCCCTCTGGTACTGTTCTTCAATCTAAAGTTAACAACGTTCTTGCCAATATAATGTGCGAGAGAGTTAAGACTTTGGTTGATGCGCTTTTGGCTCACCATTTCCCTGGTGGAATGCCCAGAAATGGCTTTCCGACTAAGGGGGGTGAGGCCGACCAGATTGACACCATGTTTCCGCGTGGGGCGGATGGAGAGAGAAATTTCAGCCTGATTACGGATATTGTCTTTCAGGTTGGCGCGTCCCTTGGCTTTGTTTGCAAAGTTGAACGCGTTAGCGAAAATTTTACTATGAGGCCAGAGACGAATATTCTCGCCAAATATTTTAATAAGCCCGTCCCATATTTGGGATATGAGCACTACTACGACTGGGAAAAGAATGTGGTGGTCAGCTGCGTTGATTTAGCGCGCTGGCTTGCTCAGGCACAGTTTCCCAAGCGCCGTTTTGACCCAATTAAGCAGGCGCACGAAGATGAACAGTACTTTCTCATTCGTGCTACAACCTTGGCTTTGAACACTGGGCTGATGCCCCTCTTTGCCAGAGAAAAACAATATGAGGTCCTGGACAATTTGTCGACGCGCCTTGACAATTATTGTCGCGATCACAAGGAGCGCGCAATGGAAACCCTTCGCGATGGCGATGAGGAGTTTTCCTTGATCACGCCCCTGCAATTGCGCAGTGTCGAGGCTTGTAGGAGACAGTTGGATATGTGGGAAGAAATGTTGTTTTATCTCTGGGAGGACAGACCCAGTGCGGGAAAGCGGCAATTTGTCACTGTTGGAGCGGAAGAGAATGTGGGTTTTATGGAATTTGTTCCCACGGACGAGGTTCCATTGCCTCGGGTCCCCAGGGTTGTTGTCAGTGGAAACCTGTAGATAACAACCCACGGACAATCCCGGTGCGCTCCTGGCGCGCTGTAGGCAGGACCCAGCCTCGTCCTCTTCAGCTCACTTCGGAAGTCGTCGAACCGAAGAGTGAGTTGGCAACGGCCCGTGGTCGCCGACGCGAGCACGGGCGTGCAGGACAGCAGTACCTGCAGGACCGGATGTTAGAATTCACCATTGATGATGAGTTCTTACCTTCGGGCCGCCGGGGTGGCCGTGGCCGCCCCGGTAGGGAGGATTTCTAAATCCTTTCCAGTCCCTTGGGGGAGGGGACTATTTAAACTCCCCCCGTTTATGGAGGTTATACGTAATAGCCTCCCTCGGTACTTGGATCGAGGGAAAACCCAGG